AGTTAAATCTTGTAACTCTTTTGAAAGTTTATTATAGCTTTCTTTTGCTTTATTTAAGCTTATATCGTTATCAATAACTAATAACTTTAAAGAATCTTTTTCTTCTATATTAACAGAACTAACTAATTTTAATTTATCACAACCTATACAAGTACTAAATGTATTTTCTACTGCGAAAATCTTAGATAATTTTGCGTTATACTCATTAATACTTGATCTTATATTATCAATTTCTTTTGAATAATTATCATACTCAAGTTTCTTTTCATCATATAAGGGCTTCTTAAGTTTTATCTTCTCCAAACCTTCATCATATTTAATAATAAGTAATTCATTTTCATTAATCTTATTATTAATCTCTAAAGTATACTCATCGCTTTGCTCAGATATTAACTTATTTTGAGCCTCCATTTTTGAAATATTTATTATCTCAGCTTTAATAACTTCGTTAAGTACATTAAATTTATACTCTAATTCTGTTTTTTCAGTACTATTTAATTTAGATTTAATTTTTAAGTTATCTTTAAGTTCAGAAAAAATAGCTGTATCAGTAATTGTTTGAAATAACTCTTCTTTTTCAGCTTTAGTTAAATCAATGAACGATTTAGTTGTATTAACATTAGCACCTAAAAATATAAGTTGTTTAAATACATTTTCGTTAAACTTAAGAACATCTACTTCTAAGTATTCTTGATAACCTGTTGTAGTTGAGTTTTGATTGACTAATTCATCTTCTCTATATATTTCAAAAATAGATGGTTTAATACCCCTAATTACTTTGAAATTAATATCGTCAATACTAAAGGTAATACTAACCTTCATATCTTTATTAGTAATAGAATTAATTAATGAGTTTAATTTTACTTTTTTATAACTCTTACCGAATAAAGCGTAATACAAAGCCATAAATTGACTTGTTTTACCCTCACCATTTTTACCTGTAATTAATGTCATTCCTGAACTAAAATCTACAGTATTAACCTCAGTTCCGTAACTCATGAAATTTTTAAAAGTTAATTCTTTAAATATAATATTACTCATTAATCAACTCCAAAAATAAAGGGTATAGTTCTATATAGTTTTCTTTAATAAAATCATGAATAAAAGCATCAGTATTTTTTAAATTAACAGTTTTAGCTACTTCAGAGGTCGAAGCATTTTCTTGAAGAATTAAAGTGTTTTCTTCTTCTCTATTATCAATAATATTAAAGTCCATATTATTATTTTTTAAAATATTCAAATATTCTTCATAATCTGAATTATCTAGTGAAATATTAAATAAATAAAATTTAATAATACTATTCTTATATAATAAACAAAAATTATTTAAATTTTCAATATTTGATTTAGTAGAATCAATATAAAAATTACCATCAAATACCATTTTATAATACTTGTATGATATAGTATTTTCAATAAATTCAATATCAAAATCTTCATTCATAACATAAAAACCACATTCATTGCCATAATCAGACCACGTACCACTATAAGGAGTTCCTAAATATTTTACAAATTCATTTGTGTTCTTTATATGATAATGTCCACTAAAAACCCCTTTTAGATTTTTATATTGTTTAAATGACCCAATAGTTAGCTCAGAATGTGTATCAAAACTTCCTTTAGCTATTTCAAAACCTTGAGTTTCAAAGTGACCAAATATATACTTAGATGTACTAATAATATAATCATCAATAGGTTCTTCTGGAATTAAAAATGGTATAAAACCTACTTTAGTATTATTAATTTCTATTTGAGTTTGCTGTTGAATTAGATCAATATTATTAGGATATAATTCTTGAATCACACTCATAAAATTTATATCTCTAGTGTTTTTAAAATATATATCATGATTACCTAATAATGTGATCATTTTGAAATTATATTGAACTATTTTATCAAAAAATCTCTTTCTAAGTATACTTAAAAGATTAATATCAATAGAAGCTCTATTATCTAATACATCGCCGACTTGAATAATATTACGTATATTATTCTTAGTCATATAAGGAAACAATTGTTCTTCGAAAAATCTAATTTGATTTTCAAAGAACTCTAATGAAAATTTCTTAGACCCGAAATGAGTATCACCTAATAAAATATATTTCATTATAAAGGTTTATATGATTTGTGAACTGTTTTATAAAAAGACTCTTGATATAGTGGTTTTGGTACTTGTTCTATAATAAATTCTTTATCAATATTAGGCGTACAATCCAAACAAATATGAATATTAGTATCTTTATATTCTATAGTAAAATACTCTTCACTTTGAATATTATGAATTGCGCTGCAAGCATCGCACTTAATTGATGTTATAACACTCATGGTAATACCTTAATTAACTTAAGGATATTATCTTCTCCAAATTGTTCATACCAATCATCTTCTCCATCTACATATTGTTGATATATTGTAAGTAAAAATGAATGATTATAATTATGACCGCTCGGATGCTTTTTTAAAAAAATAGTAATATCATCTTTATTATCGCTTACAGTTATTTCATCTTCATTAATAGTACCATAAACTTCTGAATGTTTTCCATTAATTTCTCCAAAATACACATCTATATTACAAACGATATAATCTTGAAGAATATCCCAATCGTTAATATTAACAACTATTTGCTCTTTAATACCTTTATTATTTCTAGTTTCTTCCCACTCAATAGTTACTAAAACTTTATCCTTGGCTTTATATTCCGCAATAATAACCTCTAAATCTTGAATACTATATTCACCATTTAAGCGTACTGTGTTTACTTCCATTATTCCCACTCCTCGAATTTATCTATTCTTATTTTGAATTCCTTCTTCGGAAACGAAGGAATGTATTTAGCTCGCGAATCTTTATGTAAATTTAAATATTCAAAGTTTAATGTGTCAATTAAAGCCAACTCATCCATATTAATACTATAAGATTCCGGATAAATAAACTCAACTTTATTATAGGTATCTCTATAATATTTTAATACGTTATATACAGTATCAAATATTCTAACTACATATGAATTTATTGTAACTGAATAAGTTAAATCTTCATTAAGAATATAGTTAAGCCTTATATCAGGTAATTCTCTATTCTCAATAATCTCATCATAAACAGGATTATAATAATGTTTTACATGATCGTAAAAATCTTCAAACGGTATAATAAATTTCATCATATCACTTTGTTCTTGTTTACGAAGTTTAATAATTTCAATAAAAGCATTTCTACAAATTTGAGTAATATATGCAAATATTTTAACTCTTTCCTTACTACGTTTACTTATCATTTCTAAATCAGCATTAGTTAATGAATAACTAAGAATCTTTTCAAGAGCATTGCTATGGAAATCTTCATGCCAAGTATACCCTATAAAATTACTACACCTAGCTAATTTATGAGATATTTTTAAAATCATATTTCCGAAAGCTTCCCTTGAGTAATTTTCAATTATACCTTTATCTTTTAAAAAATCTATATCTTTTAAAGTATCTTGATTAGGAGTAGCTTTATACATATCTAATAATAATTTCAATTTAGTAGATTGTTGAATATTATGAATCTCATTTCTTAATTCTTCTTCTCTTACATATACAGCCAGTATTTACCCCTTTATGTTAGTTTTATAAATAGTATTATATTGTATTTAAGCTTAATATTAGCTTAAATTAAAATTTAACTTAAGGTAAATTAATGAATTCAAGATCATACTCTTTAGGTACTAATAGTTTATTTACTACTACTTTATTATCAAGTGCTTCGAGCTATTTTATACAAGAATGGAATCTCCCTGGAATAAGTATTAATCATCAAACTGAAAGTACTAAGGTTGGTATTATAAATCTTCAAGGTGATATCAATGAATACGCTCCCTTAGATTTAAAATTAATAGTAGATGAAGATCTACTATTATGGAAAGAAATAGTTCAAGTATTTCAAAAATATCAAATTCCTGGTACAAATCAATGTGAACCTATTACTGGGGAATCATTTATCGAATTATATGATAGTAAAAATAAATATTTGTTTAAAGTAGTATTTCATAACTGTTATTTTAAAAACTTAGGGGATTTAAGATATATGACTACCGATGATAATGAAATAATTACAGTAGATTTGTCTATTGTGTATGATTATTATACCATTGAGTAACTTAAACTATTATAAATATAAAAGAAATAATATTATAATTGGGGTATAAATGAAAAAATTAGAACTAAATGAAAAAATTAGTAAATTAAATATGAATATACTTAATGAGACTAATTCGGGTGATATAGGTCAGTTTCCAGAAATGATTAAACCTCTTCTGTATAAAGTATACACAGAATCGTTGGTTTCAGAGTTGGCTGATATTCAACAATTAACATCTCCGACAGGTAGAATATTTACTTTGTTTAGTAATTATGGTGGGCAAGATGCTGATGAATTAAATGCAGCTAATTCATCTGTATTAGTTGTATCAAACGGTGTTGGCTACGCAGTAGACCAAGTAATCACAACGACTACAGGTAATGGTACTATCGTATACTTAGAAGGTAATAACTTTTTAGTTAAAATTAACTCAGGTTATTTTACTAAAACTCAAACTCTTGATACTACAGCTATTACAGTTGATGATGTAATTTCTAATAGGAATTATGTACGTAAAGTATTTAAGAATTATTCTGGTCCGTTTACTACTGCTAATGGTGAGATTAATTTACCTTTAAATATTGACCACGAGGTTAGAGGTAGTACTATTGAGGTTAAAACAAGAAAAATTAAATCTAAAGTAACTCAAGAAGTTATTCAGGATATTAAAGCTCAATTTGGTGAAGATTTAAGTAAAGATATTTTAGCTAATGAATTTGGTTCCGAAATGATTCAAGCAATTGATATTGAAATTATTAACTATCTTAAAACCATAGCAACTCCTATTAGTGATGTAGTTTTAGCTAATTCTTATGCGATTACAGGTGGTTCGTTAGGTGATGTAGGTGCAGATATCTATGCAAATATATATAAATTAACTGTAGACATTATGAGAAATACTAAAAGAAGAAAGAACTTTTTTGTAATTGCTGATGCAGCGACTGTAGGTTTAATGATGGCTTCACCTTTGTTTATTAAACCTGAAGGTAGTAGTACTAATAGTTATTTCATGGGGCGTGTGGGTGGTAGTTATAATCTTTACCTTGATCCATATAGTACAGATAATTATGTATTGGTAGGTTATAAAAACGAGAATTCTGATGAAATGGGTGATTCTGGTTTGATTTTTGCGCCATATATGAGTACTATTTGGGATACAACTGAACCTGAGACCGGTAAAGCTATTTTCTTCCAAGCTATTCGATACGGTTATACAGCAAACCCTCAAGACACTACTACCGGTAATGCTGATTCAATCTTTTTTAAAATGTTTAATGTTAATATTTCAGGTTTGAGTAACTATACTAATCTATAATTAAGCTATTCTTAAGCTTAATTAGTATATAATACGTCTTTATAAATATACAATAACAATCATATCTAAAAAGAGTTATGCTACGTGATAAAGTATAACCAATAAAATAAAAAGAATCTTTTATTCTTTAGATCTTTTAAGCTTTTTATATTAAAATAAAGTACCCTTTATACTCTTGAGTATTTGCTTTAATCTTTT